AGACGGCGTGTATAGCAAAGGAGATTTAATAGGCTTTACGCCATTTTCAACTTATGAGTTTGTGATTGACGGACAAAGACTATATAGAGTTATGACTAAATTTATTACAATTAAATATGAATACGAAGGAAACGAAGAAGAATATAATCCAAGCTGGGCAAAAAGCAGTTGAAGAGTTGATTAAGGTTGCTAAAGAACCTATTGTAGATTCAGACGATGATATATCAGCTGATAGATTGAAAAACGCGGCGGCTACTAAAAAACTAGCAATATTTGACGCATTCGAAATACTTACAAGAATCCAAGAAGAAGAAAACTTGCTTGAGGGCAAAACACCTGAAGAGGCAGAGAAAAAAGTCTTTAAAGGATTCGCAGAAGGTAGATCTAAGTAATGTACAAGCAAAGTTTAGTTAATGTAGTCGAACCAATAAAAAGAACCACTATTACCAGAATGAACAGAGGTAAGAAGTGGAAGTACGGTTACAACAAAGAACACGATTTAATAGTATTATCTCACAACGGAGTAATAGGTGAGATTATAGAAATACAAAATTTAATTATAGCGCTACCTAAACCACCTAAAGAAGTATACAAACACCAGAGCAACAAATGGGTGAAACAAGAGTACCCCAAAGAGTTACAAAGGATTAAAAATATATTCGACTGGAGGAGTTATCCGGAAGACAGCAAAGAAAAATGGTACGATTACATAGACGAAGAATTTAAACGACGAGAGGAGGGTTTCTGGTTTATGAACAATGGTAAACCAACCTGGATAACTGGTACGCACTATATGTATTTACAATGGAGCAAGATTGACGTTGGAGCTCCAGATTATAGAGAGGCAAATAGATTGTTTTATATATTCTGGGAAGCTTGCAAGGCGGATAAAAGATGTTACGGTATGTGTTACCTTAAAAACCGTAGATCAGGATTTTCTTTTATGTCAAGTGCGGAAACAGTTAATTTAGCAACTATATCAAGTGATAGTAGATATGGTATACTATCAAAATCAGGTGCTGACGCAAAGAAAATGTTTACAGATAAAGTAGTACCTATATCAATTAACTATCCTTTCTTTTTCAAACCTATCCAAGATGGTATGGATAGACCTAAGTCAGAACTAGCGTATAGAGTACCAGCTAGCAAGTTTACGAGAAAGAAAATTACGGCGAATGAACAGCTCGAAGATATTAAAGGATTAGATACAACTATCGATTGGAAGAATACGGGGGACAATAGTTATGATGGGGAAAAACTAGCGTTGTTAGTTCACGACGAAAGTGGTAAATGGGAAAGACCTGATAACATATTAAACAACTGGAGGGTTACAAAAACTTGTTTAAGATTAGGTAGTAGGATAGTTGGTAAATGTATGATGGGCTCAACTTCTAACGCCCTTGACAAAGGAGGAGACAACTTTAAAAAACTATACAATGCTTCAGACGTTACCTCAAGGAACCGTAATGGACAAACAAAGTCTGGTTTATATTCTCTTTTTATTCCAATGGAATGGAACTATGAAGGATTTATTGACCAATTCGGATATCCAGTCTTCGATAGTCCGGATCATGATGTCCTCGGACCAGATGACGAACTAATAGATATAGGTATAATAGAGCATTGGAACAACGAAGCTGAAGGATTAAAATCTGATCAAGACGGGTTAAATGAATTTTACAGGCAGTTTCCAAGAACTACAGAGCACGCGTTTAGAGATGAAGCTAAAAATTCTATATTTAATCTAATTAAAATATACGAGCAAATAGATTACAACGAGGGTGTTAACGCTGACTCTTTAGTAAGTGTCGGTAACTTTCAGTGGGTTAGCGGAATAAAAGATTCACAAGTTATATTCTACCCGGATCCAAAAGGAAGGTTTAAAGTTAGTTGGTTTCCACCCCAACATTTGCAAAATAAGATTGTAATAAAAAACGGTATAAAGTATCCAGCNAACGAACACATGGGTGCNTTNGGTTGTGATAGTTACGATATATCAGGAACAGTAGATGGTAAAGGATCTAAAGGCGCTTTACACGGTTTAACAAAGTTTTCAATGGAGGACGTTCCTCCTAGTACGTTTTTTTTAGAATATTTAGCTAGACCTCAAACTGCGGATATATTTTTTGAAGATGTTTTAATGGCGTTAGTTTTTTATGGTATGCCTATGCTTTGTGAGAATAACAAACCTAGACTTTTGTATTACTTAAGAAGAAGAGGTTATAGAGGTTATTCCATGAACAGACCTGATAGAACGTGGAATAAACTTTCTGTTGCTGAAAAAGAAATAGGTGGTATTCCTAACTCAAGCGAAGACATTAAACAGGCTCACGCCGCAGCTATTGAAATGTATATACAAAGCAACGTTGGGCATTTAGGTGACGGTAAGTACGGTAGTATAAACTTTAACACAACGCTTAATGATTGGGCAAGATTTGATATAACAAAAAGAACAAAGTTTGACGCNTCTATAAGCTCGGGATTAGCTATAATGGCTTGCAACAGGCATTTATACGCTCCTAACGCAAAAATAGAAAAACAAAAATTAAATATAAACATAGCTAAGTATTCCAACACTGGTAACACTTCTAAAATGATAAATAATAAATATGAATAATTTCGCAAATAGTAATTTTCCAAGTCAAGTTGTTTCGGATGCGGAAAAGATAAGTTATGATTATGGCTTAAAGGTTGGTAGGGCAATAGAATCCGAATGGTTTCATGTTGATAGCGGTATAGATAGATATTCTTCATCACAAAATCATTTTCACAATTTAAGATTATACGCTAGCGGAAATCAATCAATACAAAAATATAAAAATGAGTTGTCTATAAACGGTGACTTAAGTTATTTAAATTTGGACTGGACGCCAGTACCAGTAATTCCTAAGTTCGTTGATATCGTTGTAAACGGTATAGCGGAAAGAATGTACGATGTTAAAGCTTATTCTCAAGATCCATACGGAGTTAAAAAAAGAACCGAGTATATGGAATCTATAATCGCGGACATGGCTACACAAGAAATGAATGATTTCACAGCAGAGGCCTTTGGTGTTAATTTATATGAAAACGATCCTGAAAAACTTCCGGAATCAGAAGAAGAGTTAGAACTTCACATGCAGTTGACGTACAAGCAGGCTGTAGAAATAGCTGAAGAGCAAGCTATAAACGTTTTGATGGACGGTAACAACTACGAGTTAATTAAAAAAAGATTTTATAGAGACTTAACGGTTTTAGGTATTGGCGCTGTAAAGACTGGTTTTAACACCTCAGAAGGTGTTACTATTGATTACGTTGATCCAACTAACTTAATATATTCTTATACTGAATCTCCATACTTTGATGATATATACTACGTGGGAGAGGTAAAAACAATTCCGATAAACGAATTAGCTAAACAATTTCCACATTTAGATCACAAAGCTTTAGAGGAAATAAATAACAAAAAAAATAACCATAAGCATTACAACAATAAAGCTGGTGAAAACAATAGGGTAGACAACAATCAAGTTCAAGTTTTATATTTTAATTATAAAACGTATATGAATGAAGTTTATAAAACTAAAGAAACTGGATCTGGAGCAACAAAAGCAATAGCTAAAAACGACTCTTATAATCCGCCTGAGGATATGCAGGGAAATTTTGGTAAGATGCATAGATCTATAGAGTGTTTATACGAAGGGGCTATGGTGCTTGGTACAGATAAATTACTTAAATGGGAAATGTCTAAAAACATGATGCGCCCAAAAAGTGATTTTACTAAAGTAAAAATGAATTATTCTATTGTAGCGCCTAGAATGTACAAAGGAAAAATAGATTCTTTAGTACAACGTATAACTGGTTTTGCTGATATGATACAGCTCACACACTTAAAATTACAGCAAGTGATGTCTCGTATGGTACCCGACGGTGTGTATCTTGACGCAGATGGACTTGCTGAAATAGATTTAGGTAATGGTACAAACTACAGTCCACAAGAAGCGTTAAACATGTTTTTTCAAACAGGTTCCGTTATAGGTAGATCAATGACTTCTGACGGTGAAATGAATTCTGGAAAAGTGCCAATACAAGAAATATCTAATGGCGCTGGAGGAGGTAAATTACAAGCTCTTATAGGTAATTATAATTACTACATGCAGATGATAAGAGACGTAACCGGTTTGAACGAAGCTAGAGATGGTTCTACTCCAGACGCTAAGGCCTTAGTAGGCGTACAAAAATTAGCCGCAGCAAATTCAAACACAGCTACAAGACACATATTGCAAGCGGGATTATTTATAACACAAAGTATATGCGAGTGTTTATCGCTTAGAATATCTGACATTATAGAATACTCTCCAACAAGAAACGCTTTTATAAACGCTATTGGAGTACACAACGTAGCTACATTAGAAGAAATGTCTGAATTACACCTATATGATTTTGGTATATTTATAGAGCTTTCTCCAGATGAAGAAGAGAAGCAAATGTTAGAAAACAATATTCAAATAGCTTTATCGCAACAAGGTATAGACTTAGAAGACGCTATAGATCTTAGAAACATTAAAAATGTTAAGTTAGCTAATCAAGTTTTAAAACTAAGAAGAAAAAAGAAGGTAGAGAAAGACCAACAAATGCAACAAGAAAACATGAGAGCTCAAGCAGAGGCAAACGCTCAAGCGCAACAAGCGGCCGCTCAAGCTGAGGTACAGAAAAATCAAGCAAACGCTCAAATGCAACAACAACTAGAGCAATTAAAAGCTCAACTATCCTCTCAAAAACTACAAGAAGAATCTCAAATCAAATCACAACTAATGGAACAAGAGTTTCAATATAATATCCAATTAAGACAAATGGATATGCAAACTGTTGTAGAAAGAGAAAATAAAAAAGAAGATCGTAAAGACGAAAGAACAAAAATACAAGCTTCACAACAAAGCGAACTTATGGAGCAAAAAGACAAAAAACTACCTCCTAAATCATTCGAATCATCCGGTAATGATAACTTAGGAAACATGGGATTAAATCATTTTGGTCCTAAGTAGGTAAATTATTAACTATTATTATATTATATTATGGCAAAAAAGAAAAAAGTAGACGAAAAATCTACTGAAGAACAAGTAGACAACAATGTAAAAGAAAACGTTACTAAAGTTGACATGGGTAAGTTTAAAAGCAAGGACGACGATAATGTTGTTAAAGTAGACTTAAATAAAAAACCAGAAGAAACCAACCAACCTAAAGAAGAAACTAATGAAACCAAAGAAGAAATTACAAACGATAACACTGACGACGGAGGAGTGGTTGAGATCGTTGAAAACACCGACACCCCACAAGAACAAGAAAAAGTACAACCGAAAGAAGAAACACAAGAAAATGTAGTCTTAGAAGAAGTAACAGATGTAGAAGAAAAAGTAGAAGAGGTTGCAGAGGTTGTTGAAGAAGCAATAAACGAAGCTATAGAAACTGGAAATCAACTCCCTGAAAACATTGAAAAATTGATGGAGTTTATGGATCAAACCGGTGGAGATTTAACTGATTACGTTAAGTTAAGTAAGGATTACAGTAGTTTAGATAATCAAGAGTTACTTTACGAGTATTATAAACAAACTAAACCACATCTAGATACAGAAGAAATAAGTTTTTTAATGGAAGACCAATTTTCTTATGACGAAGAGATAGATGAAAATAAAGATATTAAAAGAAAAAAACTAGCGCTAAAAGAGCAAGTTGCCAACGCTAGAAAGCACCTGGACGGCTTAAAGTCCAAATATTACGAAGATATCAAAGGCGGGTCGAGGCTCACTATAGAGCAGCGGGAAGCAATTGATTTCTACAACACTTATAACGAAGAGAGTAGTAAAAATGAAGATCTTGGTAAAAAACAAAGATCTGCTTTTGAAAAAGCAACCAACAACGTTTTCTCTGAGGAGTTCAAAGGTTTTGAATATAAAATCGGAGACAAGAGGTTTAGATTCAATGTAAAGGATGCAAATAAGGTTAAAAAGACACAAAGCGACATTAATAATTTTGTAGGAAAGTTTCTTGACAAAAATAAACAAATGAAAGACGCTAAGGGTTATCATAAATCTATATTTACAGCCATGAATCCAGATGCTATTGCAAATCATTTTTACGAGCAAGGAAAAGCTGATGCTTTAAAAGAAAGTATTGCTAACGCTAAAAACGTTAGTATGGATCCTAGACAGTCTTTTACTGAAAACGTAAATACTAGCGGGATTAAAGTTAGAGCATTAGATAGTACCGGTCCAAGTTATAAGTTTCAAATCAAAAACAAATAACAATTTAAAAATTAAAAATTATGGCAATTACTGCAGGTGATAATTTGAATAGTGTTCCTAGTTCACAGCAACAAACATTTTCTACAAATTATCTAGACTTAGCGTCAACAGCTGGACAAGGTTGGGCGCAACAATATTTACCAGATCTAATGGAGCAAGAAGCTCAGATTTACGGACCTAGAACTATTTCTGGATTCTTATCTCAAGTTGGAGCTGAAGAGAGCATGACAGCTGATCAAGTTGTATGGTCTGAACAATCGAGATTACATATCTCACTTAAAGGTACAATCAATCAAGATGGTAATATATCTTCTTCGGGTGCTAAAGGTTCGTTTACAGTAACATCTGATATTGATGGAAACGTGTTAGCTGACGGTTTCGGTGCTGATGGAGGTGCTGTTGGTGACTTACACGGTGTTAGAAATCACGATATCGTTTTATTATCAACGCCAGGAGTTACTGTTAGAGCTATGGTTGTAGCGGTTAGTGGTAACACTATTGGTCTTAGAGCTTACAACGCTGATACTTTAGCTGCTTTAGCTGAAACAGCTGGTGGATGTACTTTATTAGTTATCGGTTCTGAATTTAAGAAAGGTGATAATTACGATGGATCTACTACTAGAGGTTCTAACGAGGCTACTTTCAAATCATTCTCTAACAAACCAGTTATCATGAAAGACTTTTATAGTGTTTCTGGTTCTGACGCGTCTAGAATTGGTTGGGTAGAAGTTGCTTCTGAAATGGGTGCTTCTGGTTACTTATGGTACTTAAAAGCTGAAGCTGACACTAGAGCTAGATTTACTGATTACTTAGAGATGACTATGTTAGAAGCCGTTAAAGGTTCTAACTCAACTAATGTTGATGGTGAATTAGGTTATTCTTCAGATGCGTTAGCTGGTACTGAAGGTTTATTTGCTGCTATTGAAGATAGAGGTAATGTTACTTCTGGTGTTACTGGTGTTAACGCTGCTACTGATTTAGCTGAATTTGATGCTATCTTAGCTGAGTTTGATAAGCAAGGTGCTATTGA